GGTTGCTGGCTCCAGCTCAACCAGGCTCGGCAACTGCAGACCGACTGCTTGACGGGTCAACGCTGTTGCCTCTACAGTGGACAGAACACACCACAGGACCTCCGAGACAGCAGGTCCTCTCCTACTCCTCTCGACCTCCTCCCACGGTGCCTCAAATGTCCAAGCCGCTCAAACTCTGCACGCCATTGAATGAAGAAGCATACCCGTGGGAACGCTTCAAGGAGGAGAGCCCGAAGGCCTACGAAGCATTCGCTGCCTACCGAGACATGCCGCGAGTGGACAGGTCTGTCCGTGGCGCTTTCATCAAATCGAGACTCTCTGGACCTCCTCCGGAGCAGGCCCATCCGATCTGGTATGACTGGTTTCACCGCTTCAAGTGGCGCGAGCGAGTGATTGCGCTGGACACCTACAACGAGCGGAGAGACTCGGAAGCCGAGGCCGACGAGAGAGTCAAGTCGCGCAAACTCCGGAGAGCAGTCCTTGTCTCGGCTCTCCGAAAGGCTGGCTCTGAGCTCCCGAATGTCGATTTCTCGAAGGCCTCGGCCAGCGACTTGGCGAAGTTTCTGGAGGTCGTAGTCCGTCAGTTGCGAGACGAGTATGACGAGAGCCCGACTCAGAAGGTGTCTCTCGGTGGACTCCAGTCGGAAGCCGGAGCAGAGATTCCGATCGTCATCACCTACGCCCAATCGAAGACATAAGTTCTGCTCACCCAACTTTGATCGCTGGTCAGTTCTGCTCACCCAACTTTGATCGTCTTTCGGTTTTTGTCACCCAACTTTGATCGTCCAGTCTGGACCAGGCAGTTCTGCTCACCCAACTTTGATCGTCCAGTCCAGACTGGTCGGCTTTTGTCACGCAACTTTGATCGTCAGTCAGCTTTTGTCACCCAACTTTGATCGCCCGATCCAGGCTCCAGCCGATGCCTCACCCAACTTTGATCGCTACTCCCTCCGGCAGCAGCTCTGCTCACGCAACTTTGATCGCTGCTCCAGGCTCCAGCAGTTCTGCTCAGACAACTTTGATCGTTCCTCCGTTCTCCTCGAAGGCTGGACTAGCCGAGACAGACGTGACTGGTTCGACTGTTCCAGACTGGAACAAGAGGCAGTTGCAAGTTTGGGACGAGATAGCCGAGAGAGAGCCTCGGCATGTGCTCCTGTACGGAGGCTCTCGCTCCGGCAAGACATACATGATTGTCTACTCCGTACTGCTCCGAGCTATGCTGGCGCCCAGGTCAACTCATCTGATTGCTCGGTTGCACCACAATGCCGCTCGGAAGACTCTGATGCTCGGAACCTTCAAAGAGGTCCTCCAGGCTCGGTTCCCGACTGTGAAGGTTGAACTGAACCAGTCGGACTCGGTTGCTCGTCTGCCGAACGGCTCCGAAGTTCATTTCTCCGGACTGGACTCCGAAGAACGAGTCGAGAAGTTGCTCGGCATGGAGTTCTCGACAATCTATCTGAACGAATGCTCGCAGATACCGTGGGGCGTGGTGCCGCTCATTCGCTCCCGTCTTGCCCAGCGACCCACATACAGGAACAGCGGGGGCCGAATGGCAGTCCGAATGTTCTACGACCTCAATCCCTCCGGCTCTCGACACTGGACGGCGCAGGAGTTTCTGCTTGGCAAGAACCCGTTCGGAGGTCCTCTGCTCAACCGAGACTGGTATCTCGCCTGCCAGGTCAACCCGACTGACAACCCGTTGCTGTCTCCAGACTATCTGTCTGAGCTCGCGGCGATGGACAGTCGGCGCAGGTCTCGGTTCCTGCTCGGAGAGTTTGTCGATGATGTGGCTGGAGCACTCTGGAGCTCAGACGACATCGATCGGAACAGAGTCCTTGAGCAGCCCATTCTCGACAGACTCTGCGTTGCAGTCGACCCGTCATTGTCTGGAGCCGACACCAGCGACGAGGCTGGCATCGTGGCAGTCGGGGCCTCCAGTGGGCAGTTGTTTGTCCTCGCTGACGAGTCTGGTCGAATGGGGCCTGCCGATTGGGCCAAGAAAGCAGTTGAACTGTTCTGGACTCTCGGAGCAGGCTGCATCGTGGCCGAGAAGAACCAAGGCGGAGACATGGTCCGAGTCACTCTGAACTCCGTGGACTCCAGAGTGCCGGTCGTCCTTGTAGACGCAATCGGAGACAAGGCGTCCAGGGCTGTGCCTGTCGCAAACCTGTATCGGAAAGGCTTCGTTCATCATGTTGGGCGCTTTGACGGGCTCGAGGACGAGATGGTGTCTTGGGACCCTGACCCACCGAGAGGCTCTCGTCGCTGGTCACCAGGGCGAATCGATGCTCTGGTTCATGGAGCTCGGTATGCTCTGCCTCATGTTCTCGGTGCCAAGGTGTCGGATGCTCCGGTCATCTCCGGCTCTGTCGAGAGACTCCTCGACCCGTCTTTCAACCTCGGAGTTCCGACACTCCGGACATGGACGACGAGAGGAGGTCTCTGACTGCCGCTCGGACTGGACTCCAGGCCAGCAGCATCAGACAGACTGTCATTTGAAGCGGCAGGCATACCGACTGCTCCGATGATCCAGACTTGCTGTCATTTGAAGCGGCAGGCATCATGACCGTTCAGAGGCCTCGGACTTGCTGTCATCTGAAGCGGCAGTCATCATGACTGTTCAGATGAACCAGACTGACCGCGGATTGAAGCGGCAGTCATCATGACTGTTTGGATGACTCGGACTTACCGTCATTTGAAGCGGCAGTCATAATGATTGTCTCGATGACGCGGACTGACTGTCATCTGAAGCGGCAGTCATGATGACAGTGCAGATGACTCAGACTTACCGTCATCTGAAGCGGCAGGCATCACGACTGACCAGATACCTCGAACTGACCGTCATTTGAAGCGGCAGTCATTGTGGTTGTCTGGATGCCTCAGACTTATCGTCATCTGAAGCGGCAGTCATTGTGGCTGGAGTCATTGAGCTGGAATGACTGCCGCCGCTCGACCAGGCATCAACTGTCCAGTCCTCTCCGCTTGTGTCGTCGCTCTCGACGGGCTAGTCCTCTGCAAGTCTCGAACGGAGTGGACACATGGACGGCATCGACAAGGCGAGAGAAGCGGCTGCAAGGTTCACGGCATCGACCATAGACCGCGCCAGGCGGAAGGCTCTGGAGTTTTTGCAGACTCCTCCTCCCGCTCCAGTCCGGTCTGGTCGAGTCGGCTCTGGTTTCAATCTCGAGGACTATGCCAGTCGAGTCGATGACTCCAGACTGTTCAGAGATCCGACTCGGAGAGACCGAGACGACCTGCCGTCTGAGCGTATTCTAGTCCGTACGGCTGGAGAGCCGATTGCGCTCCGGAGTCGGACCGTATCGCAAGACAAGTATCTGACACTCGTTGCCGAGGTAGCAGACCTGCCGACAAAGCAGGGCCTCTCTGGAACAGTCACTGCTGGAGGTCTGCCGCAGGTCGAGAACAAGCAGCAGCTCAAGCCTCTGCTGGCTCGAGGTCTTGCCTATGACCAGGGCGAGTTCGAGCGGATGGTTCGCTCGAATCCTGTCGCTCGTAACGCAGTCCGAGCCACGGTAGAGCGTATCGCCCAAGCAAGCGAGTTCTACGCCACGCCGGATGTTGATTTCGAGGCTCTGGTCGCCACAAACGGAGTCTCTCCAGAGCTCAGAGCCAAGATTGCTGCTCAGATGCGCGAGGCCACAGACCGAGCCGCAGAGGTCCTCAATCTCGAATGGTATCACAATCCCGACCTCGACCCGCAGCAGATCATTCGGGAGCAGTCCTACGCTATGGTGCCAGGCTTCGTCCTGCATGAGTTCGGCATTGACCCACGGCTGCAGGGTCGTCGCCGGACAACCTTTGTCGAGCACCGAGCTCAGTCCTCAGTTCTCCGTTGGCTTTGGGACCAGCGAGAGAGGTGGTGTGGTGTGGTCCAGAACGCCAGCGGCTCTCCAGGCCTCCTCGCTGACATTCCTGTCTCTGGAGTCTCTGTCCAGGGAATGCCTGTCATCGACTCTCGGAAGCTGCTGCTGGTCTCGAACCAGCGAATCGGACTCAACCTTGAGGGAGTCTCCGACCTCCGAGCGGCATGGTATGCCTCGCAGGGCAAGACCGAATGGTTCGTCTCCGCGCTCATGCACAGGCGCAAGTGGGGCAACGGCTTCCCGCTCTTCAAAATGGATGCCGACTCAGCCAAGGCGAAGGGAGTCAGCGACTCGATTGCCTCTGCTGCCAAAGAGTTTTTCTACAGTGGCCAAGCGTACCTGTCGCTGCCTCCAGGCGTAGCGATGGAGATGCTCGAGTTCGACTCCGACACCGGATTCATCGCGGCAATGGAATATTTTGACAAGGAGTTGCTCCGGAGTCTCGGTGCTCTGGCAACAGAGATCGGGCAGAGCGGAGGCTCATACAATCTCATGGAGGTCCAGCAACAGGAGAGGCTCCGGCAGTTGCAAGGATACGCTCAGCAGGTCCGGTCCTCCCGTCGGAACTGGATCGAGGCAGCCTGTGCTACTCTGGTCGGAGACCTCGCAGTTTTGCCTGAGCTCAGAATCGACGGCATCATGACTCGGTCTGACACCGAGGTCATTTCTGTCTGGAGAGGAGTCGCTGAGATTCGGGCGATGGTCAAGCCGGACGGCACTCCAGTCTACAGTGAAGACGACCTCCGCAGCCTCTCGAATCTGGTCGGAGTGGAATACACTTCTGACTCTGAAGCGAGCGAGGAGCGAGCAGTTGACAGGGCTGTCGAGCAGTCCTCCGACAAGCCCGTATCCGACCAGGTCGTTGACGTTCTCACCGAGTCGGTGGACAACGAAGCGGTGTCTCCAGCAGAACTGCCGACCGAGGGAGGTCTTGTCGGTGGAGGAGCAGTCGTTGACTCGTTCCTGTCGCAGAGAGTCCGGTCAAAGACTCTGGAGCAAGTCGAAACCAAGCCGACCTCTGGCATGGCGAAGATTGCCAAGCGTGCTCTGGAGTGGCGCAAGGAGTTTGGCAGAGGCGGCACAGAGGTAGGCGTTGCCAGGGCGAGAGACATTGCCAACAGGCGCAACCTCTCCGAGAAGACAGTTCGCCGGATGAAGGCATATTTTGATCGGCACGCCAGCGACTCGAAGGCAGAAGGCTACGAGGTAGGTGAAGACGGCTTCCCGTCTGCAGGCCGTATCGCTTGGGACCTTTGGGGCGGCGATCCAGGCAAGACTTGGTCGGAG